AATATTCAGCCGGCGCGCCGCTATCAGCATGCTCGGGAATGGATTTGCCGGGTGCCAGGCGGGTGATGAGAACCCGGCCCAACTGCACCCCCTCGACGCGGCGCATCAGGTCGAACACCAGCCCGCGCGCCTGCGGCAATTCCTGCCACGCCAAGTAGGGGCGTACAGCGATATCATCCACAACTGCGGAAGGGTCTTCCGGCACGTCATTGAAGAACAGCCAGATATCATCGCAGGCGGCATGAGGAGAGCCGGGGAAGGTGGTGCGAAGCGCGTTCTGGTTCCACAGATGCGGCCTGGCGGCCAGCGCATTCAGCAGCGGCACCACATCCATTTGCTCGAATATCTTGCAGAAGCGCCGCATGAAATCTCCAGACTGACAGGCGCTGTCTGGAGTGAGTGCGGATGCGCGGTCCGCCGCTAATGCGTCACGGGCAAAGGAATAGCATAGGGGGGCAGACGAAACAAGGCTGGCTAGATCACGCGATATGTGAAGGTGAAGAACATCGCCTGGTTGGTGTTGGTTTGCGCGATGAACGCCATTTCCGCCCGGTCGCTCGCCACATTCCCCCGGATCGCCGCGCACTGGCCGCCCACCACCGCAGCCGATGCAGATCCGGCGCATTCATGCTCGTTCGCGAGATTGGAGGCGATCGGGAGGGAAATGCCCAGCACTGTAGCCAAACCGCTGGTCGTCGGGTCCACGTCCACCTTGCCCGATACCGTCACATTATCCCCCACGCGGGTATATTGTGCCGCATAGGCTGCGGAGCCGTCGAGATTGGTGCTGTTCGTCAAGGTAGGCGTATAGGTGCCGGAATAGAGATTGCCCGCCGTGCCGCTAATCGTCGGGCTGGTCAGGGCAGGCGTGGCGAGGGTCGGGCTGGTGCCGAACACCAGCGCGCCCGATCCCGTCTCGTCGGTAATTGCGGCGGCGAGATTGGCCGATGAGGGCGTACCCAGGAAGGTCGCGACGTTCGTTCCCAAGCCGCTGACATGGGTGGAAATGCCGATCTTGCCCCAAGACGGAGCCACGCCCACGCCACCGGAAATGAGCGCGTTGCCGGTTGCTACATCGGCCAGTTTCGACAGGGCCGAAGCGCCGGAGGCATAGAGAAGATCGCCGGTCGTGTAGCTGGATTGACCTGTGCCGCCCTTGTCTGCCGCTATCGTGGTGGCGCTCCACGTCCCGGTCGTGATCGTGCCTAGCGTCGTGATGCTGGCCTGCCCGGCATAGGAGGCGGAAATATCAAAGGTCGGATTGCCCGCAACGCCCGACCCGTTCGTTATGTCGATCCGGTTTGCGGTCCCGGCAGCAGTGCGGAAGGCATAGGCCCCCGCGCCCGTTCGGACCAGATGCCCAGTGGACGCAAAGCCGGTGATGTTGTCGAGCAATGTGCCAGACGCTGCACCGCCCCCGGTGCCGCCCCGCGCAACAGCAAGCGTTCCCGTCCAGCCCAGCGTCAGGCTGGTCGCCGCAACCAGCGCCGTAGATGGCGAGCCGCCCAAGGTCAGGGTGACGTTGGTATCGTCCGTCTTGGTCAGTGCCACTCCAGCCACCGCCGCCGCGCCGATCGATATGGCGACATTGGCCGCTGCCGTCAGCCGCCCTTGCGCGTCCACCGTGAAGGTTGGAACCTGTGAGGCCGAGCCATAGGGCGCAGCGGAAACGGCGGTATTGGCGAGCGAGAAAACGCCGGTCCCACTGTTATAATCGAGACCAGTGCCATTGGAGACAGCAGCCCGCGCGCGGGCATTGGTGAAGAAGAGATTAGCCGCCCCCTCCGTCACATTGTCCGAATTGAGCGCCGCCTGTCCCGCCGCCGTCAATCGCCCCTGCTGATCGACCGTGAAGGAGGGGATGGAGCTGGCCGACCCATAAGCGCCGAGCGTGACAGCGGTATCGTCCAGATTGAGCGTGCGGTCCGATGCTGTGGCGACAAAGGATAGCGCCGTCCCGGCCAGCAATGTCCGCGAATTGGTGAGGACAGCGGAAGGGGAGTAGGTGAGATATTCCCCGTCGCGCAGGGATTCGATCAGGCCCGTGCCCGTCATCCGCTGTACCTGGACGAGGAAGCGATACCAGCTTGGCGTGATGAACCCGTTGGCGTCAGCCAGCGGTTCGCGCGGCGGGGCTATCTCAAAACCCACCTAGCGAATATCCGCATGGTAGGACATGACGAAGGTCCGCGCCGGATCGGTGACGCGCAAGTGCATCTGCCGCTGTCGAAATTGCCCCAGCTTGCGCCAGATCGCCCGCTTGCGATAATCCCCGACCGCGCCCATCGAGCGCCACATCTCATTGGACCAGTTGCGCCCGCCGTCATCGGAATAGCGCAGCATGATTTGCGGGTCTGCAACGTCGCTGTTGCCGACGCCGGTTTCGCACAACACCTCAAAGCTGTGCATGATGAGGCGCTGGCGCTGCCCCTCGATCGTCGGCAGATAGACATCCACCGCGATGGTCGCCCCGTCCTCGTCATTCAGATCCAGCGAGGGTTCGTAAATCTTGCCGTCCTGCCCGCTGGTGAGGAGCATCCTGTTATAACAGCGCACCGCGCCATTGACCCGCCAGCCGGTCAAATCCCAGCTTTGCCGCTCATGCCAGAGGCCCGTTGCCTGGTCGAAAACGAAGGTGCCGTTGTCGGTGTCGAGGCAATAGAATTTATGCCCCTCCTGATCGTAGGTGAAGCCGCGGGCATAAGTCACATCGCGCATCTGATATTCGATGGCGTGCGTGGAAATGCGAACCGGCTGATAGCCCTGAAGGCGATAGACGATCCGGTCATCCCCGAGGAAGTTGACGCTGTTGTCGATCTTGACGATGCTGTTCCGGTCGAAGCACCCGCGCTCGATAAAGGCGTTGCCCTGCCGCTCGAACGGAAAGGCCGCCGCGCCGCTGTTATAGAATATCTCAACCGTGCTGGAGCCGAAGAACTGCACCTCGCGATGGTCGATCATCATGCCGACAATATCGTCAGGGCTCCCTTCCGCCGTCGCTATATCGGCGGGGTCGTAGCTGGTCGCGTCACCCAGCCCGGAAATGAAAAACTGCCCCGTGTCCGCGCGCGTCCAGATGATATAGCTGTCGATGAAGCCGACATCGGAAACGGGCCATGTGATGCCATGGTCGGCCAGCGTCGTGATTGTCCCACCCGACAGGATGTAGCCGGTCGTGCCGCCGACAACACAAAGCTGCGTGCCGTTATCCGCCATCCGCACAAGCCCGGTGCCGCCGATCGACCCAAGCGCGCTTGCCGTGGCGCTTTCATTGATCGAATAGAGGATCGACCCCGCCACCGCGTAGAGCGTCCCCGCCATGGCATGGGAGCCGCGTATGGCATCCGCGCCAAGATCGGCCCAAGCGGACAGGCCCGGCGTGGCCATGATCGCGAAATCATCGCGCTTGTCGCCGTCCGACCGCTCCGCGAAACAGTTGACCAATCGTGCGCCCGACCACGCTTTGGAGCGCCCCTCGCTATATTGGACCGCAGGCTTCAGTTTCAGCACCAGCGGCTCTCCGGTTGCAGGAACAGGCTGGCGGGTTCACCGTCCCACGCTTCCAGTTGCGCCTTGTAGAGCGAAGCGCGCCCCGATATTTCCGAGCGGATATCGGGCGAGACGCCATATTTGAGCGCCAGTTGTTCGGCCAGGCCATAGCAAAGCGCCTGCATCCACTCGTTCGGGAAGTCGGCATCGTTGGCCGTGCTGTCGAAATCCTCGATCGGTTGCAGTTCAGTCAGTTCCAGCGTCATCGCAGCAGCAACAGCCGTTGAAGCCGTGGGCCAGATATAGAGCGTGCCGGTCGTGCTTTTGGGGTCGAAATAGAAGCTGACCGGCGTTGCCTCGCTCTCCTTGTTCGGCTGCTCCAGATAATCCTGTCGCGCCAGTTCATTGAGCGGCGTGTCGATGAGCGAAGAAGTGCCGCGCCGACGAACCTCGCATACCCGCATCGGCTTGGGCGTGAGGCTGTAGCTTGCCTGTCCCGCGACCAAAGTGACGGAGCGGCTTGTCTGCTTCCATAGATGCCCCGACGCGCTCCACGCCTTGGCGAGAAGGTTGAGCGACCGCATCGCCCGCGCATTCATGTCGGCGGTGATGCTTTCGCCTTCCGACCCTATGCCGCAAATGTCGAAGGCTTCGGCTATGATGTCGTTCGCGACGAGCCGATAGGTCGTGTCTCCGCTGGTGGCCATTACAAGTCCTCCGGCGTCACGTCGCCCACAGCCAGGAATACGTCAGGCGCTTCTGGGCGGGCGTTCGGGATGGTCTGGTTGTCGGGAACGCCGCGCACGAAGTCCTGCGGATTGCGGCGGTCCACGAAGCTGCGATGCACCATAGCCCCGTCCCACTGCCGAAC